CCTTTACCTCGATGTTGTCATCTTCGAGCGTGCCCCGCAGGTGTAGGTTCTCGAAGAGATCAGCCGGAAAGATCCCCTTGATGGCATCCCAACCGCTGCCTGACGTCTCGTACCTCACGGTCTGTTCCGCTGCCACCGTTTCGGGCACCGCAGTTGCCTTCACGTCGGTGCCCAGCGTGATGCCACGGATGGTTGCCCCTGCCTTTTTTGACCGGACAACCGCTGCGACCGGGTCTTGGAGAACGAGCACCGTCCCTTGGGGCACGACTCCTGTGCAGTCCGCCAAGAACCATCGCAGATAGTCCTCGAACTCTCTTGCGCGGAGCGGCTTCGTCTGAACTAGGACGACGTGATCGCCGAGAACACCGAAGTACGCGACGGACTCCAGAAACTCACGCCGCTTGCCGTCTGCAGACTGTGCTGCTGCCAACACCTCCAAATCATAGGCTTGCTTGCCGCCTTCGATGGTGATGAGCGGTTGCTTCATCCCGGGGAGGAACGACAGGAATTGCCCGAACAGCAGCCCGTGCTCCGATCCTGTCCGGTTGATCGCGATCTGCTCTGCGGTTTCAGTCTCGGGGAGGATTCGATCCTCCACGAGCGACTTCGCTGACAGCGCGGCAGAGAGGAGCGATTCAAGCGTCGCACCATGGCAAGAGTGCACTGCACGCTTGTACCAAAGACGTTTCTGTGCTCGTTGATGCATGACTTTCCTCTAGTGACTAGGCTCTCGTGGAGCGTTCTCACGGATTGAGGCAACCCCCTGCCCGCGCCGTCCCGGTTGGTGCACATGAGCGGCGCGCTCCAGTGTTCCAGGCGCATCACGTAGCCGCGTGGCCGTGATTCGCTCGTGCCTCACCGCTCTGGCGGCATCCGCTCCTCCGCCACGCGCACCGCTTCCTCTTGCGTCGTGAAGCCGCTCTGCCCATAACCCGGCACCAGGTAGGGACCTGCGGCCCCGATGCGCTGGATGCGCACCTCGCGGCCACTCGGGCCACGCACGTAGAGGTCGTGGACGATCGGCTTGTCTTCGTTGCTCATGGTGCGCACTCCTACTTGGGCTACCAACTCATCCGTACTCGGCGACCGTCGCCTTCAGCCTCGGCGCCAGCGCAAAGATGTCATCGAGCGAGCTGATCTCCACGCGCTCCTCAACCTTGTCGGTGAACAACCCCACGTAGCGCTTGCTCTGCGCGTTGAAGTGCAGGCGCGCGATCGGCTTGCGGTTGTTGTCGTCGAGCAGGATCGCGCAGTAGGACTTGGCGTCGCGCATCACCACGCGCTTCGCATCCACCACCTCGCGCAGGATGGCGCGGATGATGTTGAAGCCCTCGCGCTCCTCGTCGGTGGTCACGATGTCCGAGACTTCTTCGACCGGCGCCGCGGCTGACAACGCTCGGCCATCGGGCAGCGGATCGATGAGCGCGCCAGGTGCTGCGTCCTCGCGGAGGGCATTCTTCAGGCGATCGCTGATGCGCTCGCGGATGAAGTCCGCGAAGGACCGCTGCACGATGCCCTCGAACTGCTCACGCACGGCCTGCGTCATGCGGCCGTCGTAGATGCGCGAAGCGAACAAGCGCACGAACTCCTCGGACGGCTTTGCCAGCTCTTCGGCCAGGATCCTCTTGACCTGGTTGGTGTACTTCAGCGTGCCTGCCGCGCCGATGACGTTGCCGATATCGAATGCTTCGCGGGTGAACTTGCGCAGCTCATCCGCGTGGCTCTCGTTGAAGTCGAGCAGGTTGAAGACGAAGAATGGATGCTTGTCCATCTTGTTCGGCTCGTCGATGTCCGTATAGAACTGGTAGACGAGGCCGTTGGTCAGGATGGCGCAGCGCGCTTCGGTGACTGCGAAGTAGCGGAAGAGCTGCGAGGCATGTTCGATCACCAGCGACTTGCCGTTCCACTTGCACTCGATGAGCATGATGACCTTGCCGTCCTTGCGCACGGCGTAGTCGACTTTCTCGCCCTTCTTGATGCCGACGTCCGCCACGAACTCCGGCACCACCTCCTCGGGGTTGAAGACGTCGTAACCCAGCGCGCCGAGCATCGGCATGATGAAAGCGTTCTTGCACGCCTCTTCGGTCTGAATGCTCGCCGCCAGGCGGTTCGCACGCGCTGCGAGGTCTCGCAGCCGATCAATCAGGTCCATTCCGCATCTCCCCCTGTTTCGAGTCGAAGCCAGCCGTGCGGCAACGACGTGGAAACGGGGCGCGCAACCTTGGGTTGCCGCCCCGCAGATTGCTGGCCTAACCCCACCAGCCTGACTGAGTGTCACGGTCACGCTCCCAAGCCGCGCCACGGCCGCCTGTGGGCGTCCATGGACAGCCATGCAAGACTTGGGCGAGTCGTTGCCGCGGGTCGGGCCTGGTGGGCCGCACAGGCGCGCTCAGCGGGGCGCGAACCAGACCCCGAGAGCACCCGCTATCCACGCCGCCGCTCCTCGTGCTCCAGCGCCTGTCGTAGCTCCATGCACTCCAGCAGCCGAACCGCGCGCGCGACGGCAACCAGCAACGCAGACCAGATGATCCCGGCGAGCGTCAGGGAGACGCCCAGGATCATGCGAGCCTCGTTGACCGGCACAGCACGCGAGATGGCGCCTCCGCCCTTCGGCATCGCGGTGATGATGAGTGCGAGGCCACCCAGCACCGCGATAACCAGAACGATGATTCCGAGGGTCTTGAGCGCCGGGTTTGGCGACAGGTCCTTCTCGTGCATTCGCAGCTGCCCCTTGATCCCCTCAAGACGCTGCTGCGGATCATCCGAACGCCGCGCAGCGCCGTAGGCATCCAGCGCTCCGCTGTAGTGCTTGCTGCCCTCCATTGCTCGGGCTCTCTCAAGCGGTGAATCCATGTGATCCCCCCTGGATCGATTGCGCCGCCGGCTCAGCTTGACCCCGGTACTGATGCCGCGCCGGGTTGCGCGTTCTGGGCTGCCGGCGGCGCAGGGAAATAGTGGCGTGTTGCGGTCGCCACCGGAATCGGCGAAGTGCCGAACTTCGGGTAGGAGTTTTCCTACCGCGTCGCCCGCAGCACCTGTGCCAGTTGTCCGCCATCCAACTCGCTCAGGCTGCGCGTGCCGAAGGCCGCCTCCGCGGCATCACGCACACGCTTCAACAGATCAGGCTTGCCGCGCGCCTCGGCGTGGATTCGCGCAAGCAGTCGCTTGCGATCAGGCTCCGGCGCGGTGTCGTTCGCCTGCGCAGCCGCAGCCCAAGCCTGCAGGTAGTTCCGTGCTTGCTCGTGCTGATCTGCCGGCAGCAGCAGGTACGACGGCACCATGAACTTGCGCCGGAAGGCGCCCCACACCTGCGCGTGATTCTTGCCGCTGACGTTCACCACGCGCTGCACGAGCTGCTGCAGCTCAAAGGCTTGGGTGGCGTTGATCTGGTGCGCGCTCGGCGCCACAGTGACCTGCAGGCGCGGCCTCGCGACCGGACGCACATGGATCGTGACCTGGTTGTTGTTCCCCACGATGCCTGCGCCGTTGCCACGCACGGTCAGCGCGGTGGTCGCCGCTGCCGGTGACGCGACGGGCTTGGGGCTACGCCCCCTTCGCTTCGCGGCGTCGCCGATGTGGGTGACGTTCGATGCGGTGCTTTCCCTGATCAGCCTCTTGATACGGTCCTGCGGTGAATCATCCATCCCCTGTTTCTCCATCGTCGCGCGGTGCCGCCGCGCGGGTGCGAATACCAGGGCATAGCCATCTCAGCCGCTGCGACTACGCAGCGACGCGTACCAGGCGGATGACGTTCTTCGCCTGCTCTGGCTGTGCCATGAGTTCGTACGCAGCAACGATGAGTTCGGCCATTTTGGCCGGTGGCAGCTTCCGCTTGATCTCCGCCAGCCCTTCTTCAACAGCTTCGATCGCGAGCTGAAGTCGAGCGTGGTCGGTGAGCGCTACGGGCTGCTCTTTTGACAGCTGGGTGTTGTGTTCGCCGGTGACGACATAGAGGACATCCAAGCCTGCCGCAGCTAGTGCAGAAAGTTGCACCGCGCTCGGCGAGCTGGCGCCCTTCTCCCAGTCGATGACGGTGCGTTTGGCTGCGCCCGCGATCTCTCCGAGCGCAGGCTGGCTGAGGCCGCGCCGCTGGCGCTCCTCGCGAAGCCGTTCGCCGACAGGGTGATTTTCTGCACTCATAGCGGTTGACAGGTGCAGATTTCTGCACCATCCTTTGCCTACCCCGTGTACAACAGGCAGGCAGGATAGCAGTGAAAACCCACGCGCCAACACCGAGCCGCGAACTTCTCCTGAAGGTCAAGGCCCACTTCATCGCCAAGGGCACCACGCTCGCGAATTGGTGCCGCGACAACAAGGTCGACCAGTCCAACGCACGCCAGGCGCTGCTGGGCAGCTGGGATGGCCCGAGGGGTCGCGCGGTGCGCCTGAAGCTCGCCATCGAGGCAGGTCTGGCACCCGCCGAGAAGCCCGCCGCCAAGCGCGGCAAGGCGGCCGCATGAAGACCGCGCGCCGCCGCGCCACAGATGCCCGCCGCGCTTCGCCGGGCCTGGTGATCACCGCGCTGATCGTCATTGCCGGCTGGGTGGTCTTGGCCGCAGCAGCGTTCGGGTGGCTGCCATGAGCGCGCCTGCACCGCTGGCCCGCGCCTGGGCCGTGATCCAAGCACTCGCCGGGCACGCCTTCGACGGCCGCCGCCTGAAGGACGTCGCAGAGGCAGTGAAGCAGGCAGCCCCCACCACGTTGCGCGACCTCGAAGCGCTTGAAGACCTCGGGCTGGCGGAGCGCCTGCCGGGTCGCCCCGACAACTGGCGCCTCACCGCTCGCCTGGTGCAGCTGGCCCACGCGCATCAGCACGAGATGGCACGGCTGCGCGAGCGGCTGGAAGCCACCGACCGCAACTACACCCGCACCCCTGATTGATCGAGGACACCCACGATGGCAAAGAAGACCCCCCCCACTGCTGCTGGCGAGCTGGTTGAGCGCGAGGCGGACTATCAGCGCAACAAGCAGCTGCTGGTCGCCGAGTTCGGCGAAGGCCTGCACTGGGACCCCGACCACTACACCGCGGCCATCGCCGCTGAGATGAAGCGCGGCTGCGAAGCCTTTCTGCGCGCCGGCCGCCTGCTGGTGGTGGCCCGGGCCTGCGCCAGCCACGGCGAGTGGTCTGGCATGATCGAGCGGCTCGGCCTGGAGCCGCGCCAGGCGCAGCGGATGATGGAGGCCGCCAAGCGTGTCGCCGCGCTTCCAAATGCGTCGACGTCGACGCATTTGCTCGAAGCCGCCGGCAGCCCCAGCAAGCTGATCGAGCTGCTCAGCCTGCCGGAAGAGCAGTTCACCCAGCTCGCCGAGGAAGGCGAAACCGGCGAGCTGAGCCTCGACGATGTCGCCAAGATGGGCGTGCGCGATCTGCGCAACGCAGTCCGCGAAGCGCGCGCTGACCTCGACGCCAAGGACGAGCGCGCCGCCGAACGCGAACGCAAGATCGAGGCGCTACAGAAGGAGCTGCGCAAGGCAAAGGGCCAGCGCGAGCGCGCTACGCCGGAGGAGCGTGCGACCGAACTGCGCACGCTGGCCACCACAACCCAGATGCACCTGGTGGCTGCGGTGCACGCCCAAGGCGACGACGCCGACAGCCTGTTCGAGCGCTTCCGCAGCCTGCGCGAGGCTGCCGAGCTGGCGGGCGATGCAGGCGAGCACGACGACTTCATGGCCGGCTTGGTCGGCGACCTGCTCGGCCAGCTGCGCCGCTTGCGGGATACCTTCGGGCTGCCGCCGGTGAATGACGGCGCCTGGATCGAGGCGCAGCTCAAGAAAGTCGGGGGCTGAGCATGGCCGCCGTCCATTCGCCCGCCCTGCTGGAGGAGCTGGCCGAAGTCGCCCGCCAGGCGGCTGCGGCTGGCCACGGCGGCAAGTCCCGCGTCTATGAGGCGGCAGCCCAGCGCATGGGCTGCTCGCTCGCGACCCTGCACCAGCGACTGAAGCTGGTGCGGGTCGGCGCGCCCCGCAAGCGCCGAGCTGACGCGGGCGACCACGCGCTCAGTCGCGACGAGGCGGCATTGATCGCCGCGACGGTTGAGGAGACCCGCCGTCTGACGGGTACCGGCGCGCTGGCGCTCGAACACGCGGTCGAGATTCTGCGCAGCAACGGGCGCATCACGGCTGGCCGCGTCGACACCGACACCGGCGAGTTCACGCCGCTGAGTGTCAGCGCCATTCGCCGCGCGCTGCGCCACTACAACATGCACCCAGAGCAGTTGGCTGAGCCGACGCCGGCCGCGCGCCTGCAGAGCCCGCACCCGAACTGGTGCTGGCAGATCGATGCCTCGGTGAGCCGCCAGTTCTACCTAGCCGACGACGGCACCCGAGTGATGCCCGAGCGCGAGTTCTATCGGGGCAAGCCCGGCAATCTGGTGGCGATCAACGACTACCGCCTCTGGCGCTACGTGGTCACCGACCACGCCAGCGGCGCGCTGGAGGTCCTGTACGTGCGCGGTGCCGAAAGCAGCGCCAACGTGCTGGCAACGTTGATCCACGCCATGACGCGCCGGGCGGACGGCACCATGCACGGAGTGCCGCGCCATCTGATGGCCGACCCCGGCTCAGCGATGAAGAGCCAGGTCACCGCGAACCTGTGCGCGGCGCTGGGTATCAACCTGATCATCAACGAGGTGGGCAACGCCCGCGCGAAAGGTCAGGTCGAGAACGCGCAGTACCTCTGGGAGCGCAGCTTCGAAGCGGCCCTGAAGCTGCGCGCGCCGGTGACCAGCCTGGACGAGATCAACCGGCTGGCTGCGGAGTTCGCGCGCAACTTCAACGCGACCGCAATCCACAGCCGCACCGGCACCACGCGTCGCGATGCCTGGCTGCGCATCACCCGCGAGCAGCTGATCGAGGCTCCGAAGGTAGAGACCCTGCGCGCGCTGGCGACCACGGTGCCGGTGCCGCGCCGGGTGCGCGACTACCGCGTCAAGCACGGCGGCCGCGTGTGGGACCTGACCGGCCTGCCGGGCGTGCTGAACGGCGCCCAGGTCGAGGTGGTGATCAACGCGCTCGACCCGACCACCCTGCGGGTTGTCGTGACGGCCGACGACGGTCGCCCTGGCTACTACCTCGCGCCGGAGATTCGCACCGGCGAGTACGGCTTCGAACTCAACGCCGCGACGATCGGCGAGAACTTTCGCGCGCCGCCCGAGACCCCGGCCGATGCCGCGCGCAAGGAGATTGAGCGGCTGGCGATGGACGTGGCCAGCGACGCCGAAGCTGCCGCAGCACGCAAGGCGAAGCGCCTGGCCTTCGGCGGCACTGTGGACCCACTGAAGCCCAGCCGCGAGCTGGAGGTGGTGCCGGCGCTGCCGCGCGCCTCAACGCCCAGCACCGTCGCAGCGCCCGCCGAGGTCGAGCCCGCGCCGCGGCTGCCGCAGATCAACCCCGTCTGGCAAGCACAGGTTCTTTCGCACGAAGACATGGCCCGCGGCCTGAAGCGCCGCGTGGAAGCCCTCGGTGGCACCTGGTCTGCCGCGCTCTTCGCGCAGATGGCCGAGCGCTGGCCCGATGGCGTGATTGAGGACGAGCTCGATGGCTGCGCCACCGCGCTGCTGCGCAGCGGCCTGCGCGTGGTGGGAGGTGCCGCTTGAGCCTGGTGTTGAAGCAGGTGCTGGCAGACGCCGGCATCTCCTACCGCGAAGCCGCCGACGCCGTTGGCGTGGGCAAGAGCCTGATCGGGAACCTCTGCAACGGCCAATGGCCGCAGGGCGCCGAGACCGCCAAGAAGCTCCGCAGCTCGATCCGTTCGTTCCTGGTGTCGCGCGGCTTGCCAGCCGCCGACGCGTTCAAGAAGGCCCTGCCGCGCGCCAACGCGACAGGGCCGGTTGCCCCCGCTGTAACCCCGACTGAGACCACAAACGAGGACCCCGACATGCTACTGCGAAAGCAATCCCTCACCCCTGCAGCGCGCCAGCACTTCCACTTGGCGCGCGACCCCTTCACCGAATGCCGCGAGCCGGCCGACGTGTTCCTGAGCCCCGACGCCCGCTATGTGCGTGAGGCCATGTGGAGCGTGTGCCGCCACGGTGGGTTCCTCGCCGTGGTCGGCGAGAGCGGCGCCGGCAAGAGCACGCTGCGCGAAGAGCTGGTCGAGCGCATTCAGGCCGAAGCGCCCGGAACGATCCTGGTGCAGCCCTACGTGCTGGCAATGGAAGACAAGGACAGCGTGGGCAAGACCCTGCGCAGCCAGCACATCGCCGAAGCGATCGTGCGCGCGGTCGCGCCGCTCTCGAAGACCATGAGCAGCCCCGAGGCGCGCTTCCGCCAGCTGCACGAGGTGCTACGCGATAGTCATCGAACCGGGGCGCGGCACGTGCTGCTGATCGAAGAGGCGCACTGCCTGCCGGTGCCGACCCTGAAGCACCTGAAGCGCTACCTGGAGCTGAAGGACGGCATGAAGCCGCTGCTCAGCGTGATCCTGCTCGGCCAGCCCGAGCTGGCGCTGAAGCTCAACGAGCAGGACCCGGGCGTGCGCGAGGTGGTGCAGCGGATCGAGCTGGTGCCGTTGGCGCCGCTTGATCAGCACCTGGAGGCCTACCTGCAGCACCGCTTCCTCCGGGCCGGCGCGAAGCTTGCTGACGTGATCGATGCGACGGGCCTGGAAGCGCTGCGCGCTCGGCTCACGCCCGCACAGGGCCGCCAGCGCGGCTCGCTGCTGTATCCGCTGGCGGTGCACAACTGCCTGGCCGCCGCCATGAACGCGGCCGCTGAGCTGGGCGCACCCAAGGTCACCAAGGGCGCGTTCGGAGGTGTGGCATGAAGGCCCTGCAGGAGGCCGCCCGCCACATGGGCAAGGTGGACGCCATTGTCGGCCCTGCACGCGCGTTGGCTCTTGACACGACCATCGCTGCCGATGCGCGCGGCCTGCTGTTCCAGCTGGTAGTGATCGAGATAGCGCTGCTGGCGAACTGCCTGCCGCTCGCCCCGTCCGCACCGGCTGCCGCCGAGGCTCAACACGGAGGTGTGCATTGAGCGCCGTGCTTGCCCTGGCTACCGGCGGCCCGCTCGACCCCGGCAACGACGCGTTTCGGCGTGGCTGCTGCGCAGCCTTGTCCGCGGTCTTCTCTGCGCATGACGCCGGCAGCTGCGTCCTGCACATCGACATCAGCGGACCGAACCCGCGCTTGCTGATCACGCCGCCGCAGCATCCGCATGTTCTGCCGGGTGCGATGCGCAAGCGCGAGAGCCGGGGTGGACGAATGCACGTGCGCATGGTCGCGGTGCGCTTTGGCGCGCTTCTGGAGTGGGAGGTGCCGCGATGACGCCGGCCGACGCCCTGCCACCGCTGCCGAGGGCGCTGCAATCACAGGTGGAGCGTGTGGCTGCCGAGCTGCTGCCGCTGATGCTCCACCCGGCAAAGGCCCTGCGAGTGATCGCCCTGGTGCGCGTGGCGCTGCTCGCCGAAGAGGCCCTCGGACAGACCCTGCGCCAGATCCACGCGGACCGCATGGCTTCGGTCCAGGCGTTGCCCGCGATTGAGGAGCCGGCCGATGGATGACGACGAGCTGCCGCCCTGGCTGGGCGCCAAGTTTCAGGACGCCTTCCACGACATCTTCGCCAACCAACACCACGCCGAGCAGCACGCCGCGCCGGCAGATCAGGAGCCCAACCATGTCCATGAATGAGATCGAGCTGAAGGCGAAGGCCTTCCACGAGTGCCGCAGCCTGTTGGCCGAGCGCGTGCAGAACCTGCGGGACGAGCAGGAAGCCATCAAGCGCCGGCTGCTGACCGGCATCAAGAACGCGCTGGCGCGCTTCCGCGATGCGCACGCGCAGCTGCTGGAGCTGGTGGAGTCGCATCCCGAGCTGTTCGAGAAGCCGAAGACCCGCACCCTGCACAACGTCCGCGTGGGCTGGGTCAAGCAGCGCGGCAAGCTGGAAATCGAAGATGCCGAGCGCGTGGTCGAGCTGATCGAGAAGCTGCTGCCGGATCAGGCTGCAGCACTGATCCGCACGAAGAAGGATCCAGACAAGAAGGCACTCGGCGAACTGCCCGCGCGCGACCTGAAGCGCCTGGGCGTCCGCGTCACCGAGGACACCGAGGCGCCGTTCGTGAAGCCCGCGGATGACGGGATCGACAAGCTACTTGATGCACTCCTATCGGACGAGGACTTGGCCAAGTGCGCCTAAACCAGCAACAGGGCTACGAATCACTGTCGGTCAGGCGATCAAGGTATAGGGCGATGGACTTCTCGATTTCCTTCTCAAGTTGCTTCAGGGGCACCCGATTATCCGCTCTGTGCAACGCACGCCCCCATAGCGATGCGGCTAGCGTCTCTCCCTCTTTGCTTAGCTCAAGCACAGAGTCGAGCGCAGCTTGGATGCTGTGCACGACGCCGTCGCTAAACATCTTCTCTTGCACCTTCAGTTGCTCGATGCAGTTGGAAAGCCTTAGCAGCTCGCGAAGATCTAAGGGCGTTAGCTGGCCTGCGAAATTGAGAGCCTGGGAGATCCACGAGG